CCTCGTAATCCTGTCCATGTCGTATTTTGTCAGTGGTTCTTGATGTTTTTTTATATTTTCATGTGCTTTTTCTACTTCTTCACCCCCATTTTGTAAAAATTGGAGTGCCATGTGCACAGAAACTGGCATTCTTTGCGTTCCATACTCGTAATGACACCAAGTTCTTAGGCTTAGTCCTAGTTTTTTGGATAATTTTGCCTGACTCATGCCTAGAGTTTTACGAAACTTGTAAATCTCATTGCTTGTCAGGTCTGCATACCCGTAATCAGTTCGCTTCATTGGCTTTCCTTTCGTCAATGTTTATTAAAATATTATTTTTTTTCATGTCTGCAATTAATTCTTCCTTCGTGCCGTAACGATATGCCTTGCCATTCCAGTCGCAGCAGGCATTGGCTACGTTTTTAAGGAGAGAAGACATCTCCATGCCCTTACACCACAACGAAGTCGCTATCTCTTGCATTAAATGATTGTCACTTCTGACATTGAACTCCCTTGTACGAGGGAGCTTGAATCTATATGTTGCCATTTGTACCTCATTTCATACTATATATAGTATTGATTGCACAAAAGTGCAAGATTTTTTTGTGAAAAATTTTTTTGGTGGTCGTTTTTCAAACAGATGGGGGTCGTTTGAGGTAAACTTGGTGTAGAAAGTTTTGTGACAAAAAATGTAATTTTTGGTGGTGACTATGGTATACCATCCCCGATTTATTCAATAAAAACAATAACTTAGACAAAAAAATAACCTGCTATATTAAGCAGGTTATTCTTTAAAATTCGATTAGACAATTATGATAATTGTCTAATCCTTTCATTTAGATCTGCTAGCGTTTGGCTATCCAATCCAGCAATTAATGAACTTGAACCACGTTCATTATCATCTGAAATAAATTCAAGATCATTTGTATTTCTGTTTACATTTGATTGAATTAATATTTCATAACCATTGTTACTGTAATTATCTGATTGACCATAATTAACATTAAACTCTTGCTGATTATGTGTAACTACAAATGGTCTATAATTTTCATTTGCTCTAATCTCTGAAATTGTTCTTCTAACAGATTGTGCATTGTTAATATTACAATGAGCCATAATCTCTTGTGTAGATCTTACTTGACCTCTACAAAAAGCCCATAATTGACTTTTAACAGTGTTAGCAGATCTTCCTATGTATGATGGGCTATTTAATTGTTCTGCCACTGTACAAGGCTTAAATCGAGTTTGTAGGCTATGATCTAACATATTAGATAAAAACTTGAACCATGTTTTAAGCTTGTTCATCTCTAATGTTCCACCATGTGATCTATTTTCAAATGTCTTTTTAACATTGTAATGATTAATATTTAGAGCTGTATATTTATATATTCCACGTGGAGCAATAGAGTTTAAAACATCCTTCAAGCTTTCAATGGTTGGATTTGCTCTAAGTATTTGATCACATGATTTAGGGAACTTGGCATAATAACAATCATGCCTAGATCTTGCAATTGTACTTTTATAAAAATCAATATGTTTAGATACTCTATATCCAATGTCTTTATAAAGTTCTAATGGTAATTGACAGTTAACATCAAACAATTGTTCTAAGTTATTTGGATCAGATAAATAATTATTTGAATGTCTTTTCATTTGAATTGATTTTATAGTAAACTCTTCATTTGTAAGATCTGATCTAATTGGTAACGTGGATAAATGAACATGAGCAGAACAAGCTTTGTTTACGTATCCACCATTTGAACTAACAAAATTACAAGCTTGTTCTAAATAATCCCAAGCCAATTGACAATCTGCTAACACTGGCAAATCCATTTCATAATCTGCTTGGCTACCATCTGTCTTGATTGTTAAACCACCAATAGGATTTGAACTAGTTCTATTCAATTGATTTAAATCATAATCTGAATTTTGAGAGTTCATAAACTCTGGTTCAAATCCAAAGGCAAATCTTGATTGATTGTTTATGTTTTTAAATTTATTTTGCATTTTTTTTTCCTTTCCAAAATTAAAAATTAAATACAATATTTAATATATACTATATAGCAATCATTACAATACCTAAATGCGAACAATTTAGAGCTGAAGAAAAAAATCCAATAAAATCAATAACTTAAAAAAAATTTTTTTTTATTTTTTTTTTTATTTATAACCCTATAAAACCACTGGAAGGTTGATGCTTCATGAGCCAGATGGCTGCGAAGCCCGATCCCCGATCAGCCCGATCTGCTGCCTGCCCGATCCAGTACGAACAATTGTTCGCTCTCCAGCAAGAAAAAAACCCAGACCCGTGAAGGTCTGGGCTTTCGCCTCAGGAAAGTTTTACGCCCACTGCTTCCCACCGATTCTTTGATGATGAACCATTGGCTTCTCGCTTTCACGAAAACTTTCTATAATTGCTTTGTCAATATGGTTATCAATATCTGCATGATAAAACTTATCCCATACTCCCTTCAATCCATTCCTAATGCCTCTGACATAAATTGGACTTGGTGTATGAAAACCTTTGTAGTTCATGACATACGCAAAGCCAGTTATACTTTCTCCTTGCGTTCCCTCGTAACCAGTTACCTCAATCTTGTCATACAATGACGGATAACTCTCGAATCGATCCAAGGATTTTTCGCAAGACTCTGTGATTTCCCATATAACACAAGGTGCATATTGGTCGAATCCTTTGACAGGAACAATATCTGCTACATTGTTAAACTTTAACCTGTAGCCGTAAATATGACCGCCACCTATAACTTTAGCTTTGGGACATCTAATCGCCATCGCATCTTTGTTAGTGTTTGCTCCGTAAGCAAAATAAATTTTTTTCTGCATTTTTTTCTCCTTTGGCTGAAATTAATTTATAGTATATATATAGTATTGATTACTACATTAGTCAATATCTTTTTTAACTTTTTTCCATTTTATTTCTCCCTGCAGATCTAAACCATTAAAGCAACTAACACATATACACTCATATTCTCCCATATCATAATCCTCCTCTATGTCTCCATGCCAGTAAAAATATAAATTAGGCTTATATTGTTCGCTCTCATATAATGAGTCGTCACCTTCGTTGTCTATATGATCTTCATTAAAATCATCACATATTTCACACTTTGCCATTTATTCCTCCTTCTTTAAATACGAACAATTGTTCGGTTACAGGATAAAAAAGAAGCTGGGCTACAAACCCAGCTTCAGCTCCTCCCTTCTTAAAATGGTACGATTATTACGACTGCACAAACCATTACCCAGAAGGTAACCATTTGCACGATTGTCAATGCAACTTCCCACTTAGTCATTTACCGCCTCCTCTATTTCATCTTCGTTTTGATTAATTTCTTCCTCTATTGTATCAAGGTAGTGATCTACATTTTTGAAGTAAGGAATCTGACCATGTGCATCAAGATCTTCCTTAGTGCCATCACTCCAACGTATAATTATATTGTAACCTGTAATTGTTTTTCTCATTTTTTTCTCCTTTGGCTGTTTATATATACATAGTAATCATTACTATATATAATGTCAACAACTTTTTTTATTTTTTTTCTATTGACATATCTGGTAATCAATACTATATTAATAAATGCTCATTATGTGTGAGCGTTACATTTAGAAGAGTCGAGAATTTTCCTTTCCAAATATTTCTCGACTCTTTTTTTATTCCAGGCACAACTCCGAACAATTTCAGCAGGCACAGCTCTTTCCAGGCATGACCTGCGTCCAGCCGTGAGTACGAACAATTGTGCGTATTCCTTCCCAGGCAGGTAGCTGGACCTTAACCTGATGAAGTTAGACCCAGAACCAGCACAAAAAAAATCGGGAGCAGGTGAACCCCGTTCCCGATTCTTCCCGAACAATTTAGCCCGATCAGGTTTCTGTCTCGTTGAAGGCGACTTCTTCCAAAGCATACCAAGCCAACGCATTTAATATCTGAGTATCAACCCCATCATTTATTGTTGCTTGGTCAGGATACCCATGTATCGTGTCAGCTACCTCTGACAAAGTGGGCTGGATATCGTACAAACAATTAAAGCCTTGCACCATCTCAAAAGCGTTAACGCCCATGTCGCTGGCTTGCTCCTTTAAATATTTGTAGATATGTTTGATGTTGTCTTTCGCAAATTTAACAGTTTCGTTATGGTAAATGAAACCACCAAAACCTCCAGAGGCTCCACCTTTAACAACATCTTTGAAAGTTTGCTGCACATCATCGCACTTTAATTGCTTGATAACTGCTTCTTTTATTTTTTCATAACTCATTTTAAATCTCCTTTGGCTGAATTATATATATAATATATAGTAATGATTACATAGTGTCAACACATAAAAACATTTTTTTTTATTTTTTTTTACAGCCTGGAGGCAGCACCTGCAGCGTAACGACTGCGAACAATTGTGAGTATTCACCAGGACAGCAGCAGGTGTAGCCTGGTGAAGGAGGCTGTGCAGCACCTGCTGGACCTACCAGTCCGAACAATTGTGAGCGTTCAGGGCAGGACGCAGCGAGTCCCGCTTCGATTCACCCCGATCTCGCCTGGGCAGCACACCCTGCTGGACCTGACTCCGAACAATTGTGCGTGTTCGGCAGCAGGTTACGCCTGGACAGCCTCCCGACTCCGATGCCTCCCCTGCTGCCTGACCAGGGCAGGACCCTGAAGACGAACAATTGTGAGTATACAGCCTGCAGCAGGAGGCTGGAGTCCGATCCGATCCCGATACCAGGAGCTTACCTGCACCTGAAAGCGAACAATTCTACGCATTGGCAGCGTAAAACAGCCCGATCCAGACTCCCGATCCCGATGCTACTGGAAATTGTTCGGCAACTCCGTCAGGCGACACGCCATGTGCAGAGCCCGATCAACCCACTCTTAGCTATTTTTCTCTATCTTTTTTGGGCGTATATGGGTGACGTTAGCTTTTTTCATCCGATCCTGTGCTTTTCGTTGCAAATTCTCCAGTTCAGCCAGAATATCCTCCTTCGTCATGCTATCTACTTTCTCATGTAGCACATGAGCCTTGTTAACAAGCAGTCCAGAAGCCTTTAAGCGTAGTTCTTCAGCCCGAATAGCTTCGCTATACCTTTCCCGCTCCAGAGCCTCATTACGGATCTTTAAAAGATCCCGAAGAGATTTATCAAGCGTTACACCAAATCTTGACCTGTTCTCTTCCTGCATTTCTTGCCAACGCTCCTGCACCACAGGATTTCTTAGCAACCTCACTGCATCTACGCTAGGATTGCTATATCCAGCTTGTCTGGCTGCATTTGTCTGCGTCATATCCTTGTGTATAAAATTATCGAGAAAATCCTGTTGGCGTTGCGTTAATCTTTTAAGACCTTTGTCTCTTTGTTCCTTTGGTAAATTTTCGCCTACTTTTGGCATACGTTTTCACTCCTTGTTGTTACGTTAAATAGGGTTGGGGGAGGTGGGTTACTTACCACCCCCCTATACCCCCTATAGGGGGGGAAGTTCGGTAAGTTGGTAAGTTTCAATAAAATCAATGACTTACAGGGCATAAAATACTTACCAAGCTCTTTGGTAACCTGT